GGACGCTGCAACGGACGCTCAAGCGCTCGGCGGCACGGCCAAGCCGGTGGACCCGGTGGCGGCGGCGGTAGCGGCGGCAACGGCGGCGGCGGCTAAAAAGGCGGCGAAGTAATGAGCCTGATTCCGTTATCTCTGGCGCTCGGATACGTCCGACAGGACGCGGGGGTTGATGATGACGTGGTGGAGGTGCTTTTGGAGGGTGCTGAGTCCTCCGCTCTCTCCTACCTCAACCGGGACGTGTACGCCACGGACGAAGATATGGCGGCGGCGGTAGCGAACGGGACCGCAGGGGCTTACGCAATGGTGGTTAATGGTGCCATTAAGGTGGCCATTCTCAAGACCGTGGCGGAGCTATACGCCAACCGGGAAAACTCGGCGGATTACAAGCTCATTGAACTCCCGTTTAACGTCCGCTCGTTGCTCCAACCTCTCCGCATTATTCCGGGGGTCTAAGTGGCGACAACCAACCCCATGTACGTGGGGAAATTCAATCGAAAAGTCCTCCTCGAACGCCTGGACAATCAGGCGGACAGTTTCGGCGCGGGAAAGCCCGTTTTCGTTGCCGTAGGTGAGCCCGTTTGGGCCTCCGTGGCGATGAAATCCGGGCTTGCCTCAATCCACGCGGATAGCGACGCGGCCTTGGTGCGGGGCTCTATTAGGATTCGTTACCGGCTCGACGTGGCGCACGGTTGGCGCGCGTCCGTGGTGCGGCGCGTGGACGGCGCTTGGGTTGTGGACCAAGTTTTACACGTGGAGGCCGTGTTGCCCGATTTGGCGGGCCGTAAATACACGGATTTGGTGGTAACGGGGGTGGGCAATGGCAAGCGCTGAGGAAATCGCGGTACAGGCTCTCCAAGCGGTTGCGGCGCTCACGGTGTACGCAGACGAAGCCCCGGACTCTCCAAGCCTCCCATATGCCGTATATCAAGCCGTTGGGGGCCAAGACATAACGGACCTCGACAACGACCCGGACAACCTCCAAAACTGCCGGTTGCAATTGGCCATTTGGAGTGAGGACAAGGCGGAGTCCGTGGCCATGATGCAGCAATCGCGGCGCGCGTTGATGTTGGCGGGAGCCTCACCAATCGGCGCTCCGGTGTCGGTGTGGGAGCGGGAAACAAAACGATTCGGGCGGCGGCTCGATTTCTCAATCTGGTTTAAGGAGTGATTTATGGCTGGCAATAGCACGGCAATCAGCGCGCAAGGCTCGCAAATGTTTGTGGACACGTCTATGTCCGGTTCGGCTCAGTGGACCCAAATTAAGGGGCTCAAGAGCTATTCGGGTTTCGACGGCAAGGCAACCGTTATTGACGTTACGGACCTCGATTCGGAGGCAAAAGAAAAGCGTCCGGGCCTCATGGATAACGGTACGTTTTCGATGGACGTGAACCGCAACCTCACGGACCCCGGCCAAGCGGCTCTCTTGGCCATGCAGAAGTCGCAGGAAATCAAGACATTCAAGCTCGTATATCCGGTTGATTCGGACCTCAACCCGGACACGTTCAGCGCGTTTGTTACCTCGTTTCCGATTGCTGGCGGCGTGGACGGCGTTATGACCTCCACGATTGCGCTCGAAATCACGGGGCCGGTTACTCCGCTCGTTGCGGGCTAACCCCGCCAACATGACAACCGGGGAGCCAAGCGCTCCCCTCCAACTCCGTTTAAACGATAGGGAATTATATGAATTTGCGTGATGTGATTTTGGCCGCTCGTGACCTCGAAATGGAAGTTGTGGAGGTGGAGGCGTGGAAATGCGCGGTTGGCGTGTCGGTGATGGGCGGCGCGACCCGTGAGCGGCTTATGGAATCTCTCCGCACCCCGGCCCCGGCCTCGGTGTTTCAGGCCACTATGCTGGCCGCAACCCTCGTGGACCCGGAGACCGGCGCACCCATTTTTGGTGAGTCGGACGTGGAAGCACTCCGCGCCAAAAACCCGGACGTAATGCAAATGCTTGTGGCTACGGCCATGAAGCTCAACGGGCTTGGCCAAAACGCCGTTGAGGAGGAAGTAAAAAACTCCGAAGCCGTCCAGAACTGATTTTCTGGCACAGGTTGGCGCGTGAGCTTGGAATGAGTGTGCGGCGCTGTATGGCGGAGGTGGACAGCGCTGAATTCAACCGTTGGATGGCTTACGCGCAAATTGAGCGCTTTGGTCCCCCGTGGGAGGACATACGGTTGGGGACCGTGGCGGCGGCGATTTACAACGTTCAACGGGACACGAAGGCGCACCCGGAACCATTCGGAGCCTCGGACGTTTTCTCGTGGATGGACAGGCCGGAAAAGGCGGAGCCCATTTTGCTGGCGGACCCTAAAGAACATGCGCAGCTATTGAGGATGCAGCTATTCGGCTCGCGGCTCAAGAGCGCGGACGCGGGAGGGCCACGTGGCAAGAGCGCCAATTGAGATTGAGAACCCGGACGGGTTCGCGGAAATGCTCAACAAGATGGGAGAGGCGCTTGGGGAGTCGGCGCTACGCAAGGCCGGGGCGGCTGCGGCCTCAATCGTGCTGAAAGAGGCCCAACGCCGTGCGCCTGTGGGGCCGTTGAATCACCATCAGGGCGTTGAGCAATTCCCCGTTGGTTTCGGTAAGGACCAATTGCTTGTCGCGTACGTCCCTGAGCGGTCCGTGGAGGGCCGAATTGCGGACTACATGGTGACGTGGGGTAAGGACGGTTATTACCTCCGGTTTTACGAGTACGGTACGTCCAAAATGGCGGCGCAACCGTTTTTCCGGCCCTCGATTGAGGCCACGCGCAACGCACAGTATTACGCGGCGATTGAGCAATTAGACAAGGCGATTTTGGAGGCCGGACTTGGGAGCTAAGGACACGCAATACCACGTATCCGTCAACGCGGAGGGCGTGGAAACCGGATTGGACCGGGCGCGTAAAGCGTGGAATGACTACCAAAACAAGGTTGAGTCCACAAAGCAGGCGGTAAAGGACGCCTTGGACGAATCCGCACAGGTGACGGATAACACGAGCGCGCGACAGCAACGCGCCGTCAAATCGTTTATTGAAAATCTCGCGCGTGAGGCGGACCAAGCGGGCAAGACTCGCTCCGAACTCCTCCAACTCCGGGCCGCTCAACTCGGCGTTGGTGACAGCGCACAAAAGTACATCGACCAAATCGCCAAGGCGGAGTCGGCCTCGCACGGCGCGCACGCTGGCATGGCCGGTATCACGCGTGAGCTTATCGTTATGGGCCACGAGGGGGTAAGCGGGAATTACTCGCGAATTCCCGGCTCCATGATGGTTTTGGCGGAGCGAATCAACATTGTTAGCGTGGCGGCGCGTGCCGGTACGGTTGCGCTTGAAGCTATGGGCGTGGCCGGTGCGAGTACGGGCGCGGCGCTGGCCGTGGTGTTGGCCCCACTCATTGCGTTGGGGGCCGCAACGTACGTGGTGTATGAGGCGCGTAAGGGCTTGCTCGAATACGCCAAGGGTATGTCCGAAGTGTCGGAGACCACGGGGCTCTCGTTGGAGGCGGTCCAAAAATTCGCGTACACGGCCTCAACCGTGGGCGTGTCCTCGGATGATGCGGGAAAGGCGCTTGATTCGCTGACAAAGACGCAAAACGCGGCAATCCACGGCAACCGGGACGCGGCGGCGGCTTTCAAAGCCCTCGGTATCTCAATGTCCGACCTCAAGACAATGAGCCCGGAGGAGGCGCTAGAAAAGACGGCGGACGCGTTCTCGCACGCGGAGGACGGCGCGGCCAAAACGGCGTTGGCCGTGGAGCTATTCGGGGACACTGGAAAGTCCCTTATCCCCCTCCTCGACCAAGGGAGCGGCAAGCTCCAACAATTGAGCGCGGACGCGGACAAGTACGGCGCGGTATTGAGCGGTCCGACTATCGAAGCCCTTCAGAACATGAACCGCGCGCAAGAGGAAAACGCGGCGCGTATGGCGGCGGTCCATCGCGCGGCGGCGTCGGAGCTTACCCCGGCTCTGTTCTCGCTCTCGGAGGCAATGGCAAGCAACGGGTCCGTGGGTGAGGCGCAAAAGGCGATTTATAAGGGCTTGGGGGACGGGCTCTTGGTGGTGGCCTCGATTGCGGACACGGTGGCCACGGGCGTTATGCAAATTGCCTCCACCATTAAGGGCTTGGGCGTTATCGCGCTCGATTTTTGGAATAAGGATTTCGCGGCCATGCCGGGGGACGCGGCCAAGGCTTTTGACAACGTTAAGCAAGAGGGGCTTGATTTTGTCGCGTTCCAAAAAAAGCTATGGCAAGACAACCCCATACAAAGCCTCGAAATGGGACCGCCAAGCGCAGCAAAGCCCAAGACAGTGGATTTGTACTACGCCAAGGGCCGGGGCGTCCACACGTCCGATAGTGCGGCCCAAAACGTTATCGGGGGCAAGCTCGCGGCGTTGGCGGCGCAGCAAAAAGAGGTTGAGGCCAACTTGGCCGCGTCCCTCGCTCACATCAAGGGGTTGCGTGAGTCGGGCGTTATCGACGCGGAAACGGCCATTCAGCAGGAACACGACGCGCGGGCCAAGGCGCTGGCCGATGAGTTGGCGATTCAAGAGCAAGAGGCGGAGATTGCTAAGGGGAAAAAGCAACTCTCCGCGTTTCAAAAGTACGCGGGGGACGTAAAGGCCACGCAAGCCAAAATCGTTGCGGAGGCCCAAAAGTACAAGGACGATTTGGCGGCGTTGGAGACGAAGCGAGCCCAAGTTGTAGCCGCGTACACGGAAAAGCTCAAGGGCGAGCTGGACAAGCAACGCGCGGCCTCGGATAAGGCCGTGACGGAGCTTGGAATGACCGCCAACGAAAGGGCGGCATACGATGCCAAGCTAAAGATTCAAGAGGACTACTTAAAGGAGCGTGCGGACATTGAGGCCAAGTACGCCAAGCACGAGATTAACGACGACCAACGCACGCTAATGCTCGGCGCGGCCTCGCAAAATTCCACGGACCGCAACTTGGCGGTGGACGATGGGCAAGCCAAGCTCCAAGCGGCTCAAGGTGATTGGACGGTGGGCGCGTCCAAGGCGCTCAAGCAATACCAGGAGGACGCCTCCAACGTGGCGGGCCAAGTGGCCTCCGCTTTCCAGTCTGCGTTTAGCGGCATGGAGGATGCGTTCGTTAAGTTTTGCCAAACGGGAAAGCTCGATTTTGGCGACTTGGCCAAGTCGATCGTTGCGGACATTGAAAAGATGGCGGCGAAAGCGGCTATCTCCGGGCTTTTCAATTGGGCAACCTCGGCGGTGTCCTCGTACTTTTCTCCCGGTAGCAGTGGCGCGACGTTCCCGGCCAATACTTTCCACTTGGCGGAGGGTGGCCACGTGCAAGGCGCGGGCTCGGGTACATCGGACTCTATCCCGGCTTGGCTCTCAAACGGCGAGTACGTGTTGACGGCGGACACGGTGCGGCGGCTCGGCGTGGGTACGTTAAACGCGCTCAACAATGGCGCACATATCGGCTCGGCGGCGCGGTATGCAACCGGTGGGCTCGTATCATCCACGGTTGCGGGTACGACCTCAAGCGGCGGAGGCTCAGGCTCCAACGTGAGCGTGTCAGTGTCCACGAGCGGAGGGCTCGACCAATCGGACGGGCCGTATCTGGAAAAGGCGATTAAAACGATTGTCGATTCTCGGATTGCTCAAAAGATGA